AGGAAAGGAAACTAAAGACTGGATTCATTGACTTAATGAGGACAGTCAAGATGGGAGAGTTGGGCTTCTTTGTATCAGCTCAAAGGCAACAAGGACCATACTGGACAGGAGAAGGGACATACCAGCTTGAACTTGAAGGCTCTATATATACTCTCAGCTTAGTACAACAACACATATCAAAAGTACAGGTTTTAGACGCAGTACCCCCTATAGCAGTTAGTGAATCTTACTTTGTTAGGAAAATGCAGCCACTATTTGACTTCTGGCCTAGGCTAGTAAAGCAGTTGAAAATAGATTTGAATCAGCAATTTAGTCAAAGTTATGGTAACACCTTTGCCGACATTTATGTTAACCTGAGTACAAAGAAAACATCTAATGCATCACAGCTAGGTATGGTGCCTGTGATTTTCACTGATTTCATACCTTTCTTCCCGGATGAGGCTCTATTATCACCATTAGTTTCAAGTGTAGATGGCACTATCACAATTAGAAACAAGCAGTTAGGCAATGTACTTAAGCTTAAGAGAAGTTGGAGCTCACAACAAAAGTCATGGGCAACTGAACTGTTTGAGAAAAACAACAGTGTTGAGATACTAAAGTTCAATGCTACTAACTTCTTCTTAGACCTAAAGGCTGTGAACCAACCTATCAGGGTGCCTGGAGCAAAATACGGAAACATATGGATGGAGGTTGGATCAGCAAGTCTCGAGGATCTTAGAGCTCTATTATCCAGATATAACAAGAAGAAATTCCAGAACACTTCAAATAATGTGAGATACTGGATAAAGCGCACACTGTTATCTAGATATGCTTATAGATTTAACGTTTATGAAGAGTCGAATTATCTATTGACAAAAAAGTCAAGACCACTACAAGAAGTTGAGGATGATGAAGACAGAGAATTTGAAAATAGAGTAGGAGGAGATAGAGTAACTGAGCTAACTGAGCTTATGCTTGAGGAGAGCAACCTGTTTAGTCTAGAGGGCCCTGATGAAGACTTTGCAGAAGTTGGTGTGTCAGAAGAAGCAGGAGTATCAATGTTTCTAATGGATGCAGAAGGAGTTGAGGATGATTGGGAGGCAGTTGCTCAGGAGAACACAGAAGCAAAGACATACCTCAGGGAGATGACAATTGATAAGCTACACCCATTTTGGGATGAGTTAATTGATCATCTAAGAACTGTTGACCAATACAACCTACATCGAACCCTGGCATCTGGAACAAGGTTTCGGCAGACTGAAGTGGCAGCCCAAGAACTTCTAGACTTATATAATATCATGGAAGTCCAAGAGAGGCCTGAAGACACACTGAGTGTATCTGGTACTCATACAGAGAGACAGGATTATGATGACATTGAACAAGAGTTTGAGAATTATTAAATGGTTAACAGTAG